TCACTTATCGGCTGGCCATTTTCGTCTCGGTATATGCTTCCCTCTTTTTTGAAACGCTCATAATCGGTTTCAACGGCTTTGCGTACATTTTGAACGGCTTGGTCGCGGGTGATTTTTTTATCAGTGAGATCACGCGCATTTTCTTTTAGGACATCAGCAACCACTGAACCGGCCGAAAATTTTGTCCGATCAAAATATTCAGAAATTTGCGAAGTCGTTTCCGACTTGGCAATATTGCCAGCCACATCAATTTTACCGAGAATATTTTCAGCGCCTGTTGCAGCTGTTTTTGTCTGCCGAGTGATTTGAGCTAATATAGAATTGACATCGCCAGAAATTTGCGACTCGGCTTTGATGTTCGGAAGATCAATCTTCCCAAACATTTCAATTTGAGCCTGACCTTCCGCTTTTGCAACGTTGGCATTCTTTACACGATCAATGATGTATTTTGTTTCAGCCGCATTTTTAGGTTTTAATTCAGTGATGAGATGCAAAGCCTGAAGCTGGCGAACACCATCATTTTTTAGTTCACGGCCAACCAAAGCACCTTGATCTTCAGTAATTCCACCAATACCTTGTTTCACATAACCAAATGCTTCATCTGACAAAACAGCCAAATTGCGCGGTTTTTCTGCTGATTTACTGGTTGCACCTTCTAAATATTCAGGGTGCATCCGCATAATTGTCGCGCCATCAAGAGCGCTGCCGGAACCGCGAACAATGTTGATCATCGCGCCACGGACACGAGCATCTTCTACCGTAACACCATCGACTTCACGAATTAAAACGCCCGGTATATCTATATGTTTTTCAATGCCATTTTTGATCAACCAACGCGCAAGACCGGTGCGTTGATGGCCATCGACCACAATTAAATTGCCGTTTCGCTCTTGCCATACAAGAATACCTTGGCCCTGCTCCGGCACCCACGCTTTTGTATTTTTGAGTTCATCGGTTACGCCAAATTCATCACCACCGGATTTGTATTGCATCCGATTTGCATCGGTTATCAAAGACTCGACATCGAAAAGCCGATTGACACCTTTTTTGGCTTCCTCCGGAGATGAAAATTTAAGCGTCTCGTTAGGATCAAATTTTTTGATCGAATCTACGCCTTTGGTTTCGATCTGTGTTTTAAGGTCTTTTTGTTGTTCGGAAACGGCTTTTTGTTCCGTTTTAATTTCTTCGGTAGATGCGTGAGGCTCTGCGGTCAGCTCTTCAATTGTTTTACCGTTAATTTTTACAGGCTCGATGACTTTATTTGCAGGCACCGAATTTTTAGTTTCCACCAGCCAACTCGGTACGCTAGGTTTTGGCGCTCTGGCTCCTGTAACTTTATTCAGAATATCAAAATAATCTTTACGATACAGATCAACCGCGTCACCGTAAAGACCTTTCATATTCTCAGCGCGTGCAACAAATTCATGTGCAAAAAATTCAGCATGAGCTTCTAACTCATTTTCAGGAATTTTAACATAAGCCAAGCGCTTCATCATGTCTTGTTTGATGTATTCAAATTGAATTGCGATCGGCTGAGAAACTTTGGCCGGTTTAGCGGCCACTACAGGCGCAATCGGCGCAGTTGATACATTGGGAGCGACAGGCGTGGATTCAGCCGCTGCCTGCTCGCGCGCACGCTGTAAACGCGGTTCTAAGGCTTTAAGCTCTTCTGCCGCATTTTCAACGCCGGTTTTCCCGTTAATCTTAAATTGATCATTCGTTTCCAAAAGATATTTTCTTAACTCGGTCAGTTCTTTATGCCGTTTAAAGGCTTCAGGATCAAATTTTTCGGCAGGATCTTTAACTTCAGCATTTTGAACTTTTGTAGGTTCACTGATTTTAGTTGTGACGCCATTGCGCGTAACCCAAGTGCCTTGCTCTTTTTCTGTTATCAAAGCGGGCGCACCCGCAGTTCCAACTTGTTCAGTGTTGGTTGCAGTGCCAAACATATCCAAAGCGGCTAGCGGCAATTTTGCCGCTTCACCTGTTGGTCGAGCAACTTGCGTTTCTGTTTCAGGAAACAATGTTGCGCCGTTTCGACGCACTTCCTCTTTTTGAGCCTCAGTTGGAACGATGCGGTTTGCAACAGGTTGCGGTTCGACAACTTCCGAATTGTACATGTCGGCGGCTTGACGACGTAGATAATTGATAGGTTCGCGCAAAGCCCAAAGCTGATCATCTATCTTGGCCATTTGCGACAGTGCGGCAGTCATTTCAGCCGTGTGCGGAACTTCACCCGATCTAAAAGTTCTTCGACGTGCCAGTGCATCATCAAGATCGGCTTGTGCAGCTTTAACTTGAACCATCAATCGACGTTGTTGCGGTCCTCTCGCATAAACGCCTGAAATGCCATTATGCCGGTCGAGTTGATCTTGAGCATTTTCAAGACGCTCTTGCGCCGCAGTTAAATACTCTTCCGAAGGATTGGCAAAACTTTCAAAATGTTGCTTAATGTCATTTCTTTGAGCAATCAATTCATCTTGTTTTGCAAATAAACCATCTTTGTCAATTTTGCGCGCCGCTGAATCCGCATTGATCGAATATTGATTATGGCCAACCGCCATTGTTTCAATGAGTGCTGGAAGTTGATCGGCTCGTTCGACATCGGGTGGTCGTTGTGCAGATCCGGTGATCGTTTCTTCTGCGCCATATATGCCGGATGCGCGCGCTTCAGCCACTGTCACAGGCGATCCTGAAATAGCACGCGCACCGAAATTATTTAATTTTTGTGCGATTGGCGTATGGCCATTGAATACGAGGCCAAAACCTGTCGAAATTGCTACTTTTGTCCAATCAAAAGGCTGATTTTCTTGATACTCGCTTTGGGCTTCTAAACCACCCATCATCAACCCGCCAAAAGCACGAGAGCCGAGTTGGCTATTCATCAATCTTTCAAGCGTGCTGGCAGTAGCCGGGAGTGTTTTTGTGGCGAGCGTCGGCCAAGATGTTAATGCGTAGGGTGCAAAACCGCCGACGAATCCTGCTATCGGATGTTGTTGCTGGCCAGCGATTTGAGTTTTTTCATCAAACCCTGTGGCTTCTAAAAACCGATTGGGTAATTTATCCGCAACAAAATCTTGTGCTTTTCCGGCTAAGTATGAACCGCCAAAGAAACCGCCAAGACCGCCGGCAAAACCACCTAATGCCGCTCCAATCGGACCGGCAACCGCGCCAACTCCCGCACCTAATTCCGCACCTGCGCCAGCCGCCGCAAAGCCACCGGCTGCGGGTATTGTACTGCGTGCAGCGCCTCTAAAAAATTCACCTGTGGCGCTGGTTTGCGCGCCGATTGGCGTGCCGCCCAAAGTGTCATCTATAAATTTACCGAAATCATCAGTATTTGATTTTTGCGAAGGAACCGCATAAGCCGCAAAAGGATCTAAATTTGCTGTGGTGTTTTCGTCGGCCATCAATCAAATCCTATTTAATATATACGCCATGTTGAATTTGGCGGAGGGGCGCCATTTTTCGGTGACATTACCGACCAATCAGGTAAAGGTCGAGTTATATCTTCAGGCGGGCCTAATTTCTTAATATAATCTTCGGCGTGCGATATGCCTTGTGTTGTAGCAAATTTCGCATTGAATGCTGAGATATTTTCAGGTTTTGGATCACGCAACAAAGCGGTAACAACGGTTGCCCATTCATCCGCGCCCACATATCTCTGCGTTCCGCTCTTTTCTGTAATTTTTGGCAGATTACGCATCATGGTATTCCATTCAATAGGATTGACGCCTGCCGGTGGTTTAGGAACATTTGTTTCTGCAAGTATGCGATACATAGGCGTATCAATTGCCAATGTGGATTCTTGTTTTTCACGCTCCATAAGCGCATCGTATTTTGCTTTTTCTTTTTCGGCAGGTTCGCGATAAATTTTAAAGAACGCATCTTGCTTTTTCGGATCTATGGCTAAAGGAAATTGAGTTGGATCATTACCATCCGCTACCCATTTTGTCATGGCAGTATCAATATCACGAATAGCGTTTTCTTTGGCAATATTACCTTTAATATCAGTGTTGATTTTGCCTCCGGCATAATCCTGAGTTAGCACCAATTCATCTTTTGCTCTTTCAAACAAGCTGTTCAAAACTACAGCGCGGGAGGATGTGTAACCCTCTTGCTTATCCTTGAGCAGACTAAAACCAAGCTGAAAGCCAGCTTTATTTATCTCTTTGTTGGCGAATAGGGTTTCCAATTGGCCGACACTTTTTATACGGTCTGGGCGGTCAGCGGGCAATGTCAACCGTTTCATCATGTCATCGACGCCAGCACCATAAGTATCTTCATCATTCCCGGCCAGCTTATTGACAAGATTGTATAATGATAATTTTGAAGATGCGTTCAAATCGTCATTGTTTATTATTTTATCGACGAGAGCATTCAAACTTGCAGTGTCATGTTTTCTATCAAAAGTGAGGGCTTGCGTTGTGAAATCATTTTCAGCAATTCGAGATGCGTCTGCGGATTTTCGCATGTTGGTTTCATATTGAATATTTCGTGCAGTGGCTTTCTTTGCCACTTGAGCACGCGCAATCGTTTTAACTTCTTCGCTCGCACCAGATTCTTCAATTCGCTGATACGCTTGCGCTTCAGAATCGGCGATCATTTGTTTTGTAACTTCAACCGGCCTAGGCGGAACATTAGCACCATTTTTAATCTCTGATGCAATCGCGTCCTCAGAAACGGGCATAACTTTAGGTTTAGCGGGTTCCTCTGCGGTGCTTACTGGAGCTACAACATCAGGTTTATTATAGTCGGTTAAAAGTGTTGGAGGTGAACCCATATCACTTTGCGAGAAACCTAAAGAGGGGGTCGTGATGTTTGTTTGCGGTGCAAAAGTATTCGTTCCGGTTATTGGAAAATCTCGAAATGCAAAACCCATTGCGGCGGTAGAAGGACGATCAGGTGCGCCAGATACACTTGCAGGCATGGTCATTGATCGACCGCCACCAATTGTAGCTTTGGCGTTATTAAATGTGACAATCCATTTATTTGCAAAATCTTGAGCTGATATATTTGAATCATCATTTTTGCCGATATTACCGCGAACAGCCTGCATGGCCAAAGCACGATTGCCTTTGTACGCATAGCGCGTAAGAGCATCAACAGCACTCATTTCAGGATGGCCGAGCAAAGCAGCCGCACCAACAGATCCTTGTTGATGCGCCAGATAGAGTTCAGCACCGGTGACATCCCGCCCAAGACGCCGATTTAAATCTTGCCGATTATCAATGGCTAGACGTTGAGCACCGATATAGGATTCGTTTGGATCTAATGGTGAGCCGTGAACGTATTTCTTTGCGGTGCCGGGCATAAATTGCATCACGCCTTGTGCAGCATGGCCGGGTTGCCCAGCACCAGTATTTGCACCAAAACGTGATTCAATATAAGCTGTAGTGGCTAAATCCTGTTCTGAAAATCCACCTTGTTTTTCCATCTCAACGGCTTGTTTCCAACCCCATGTTGATCGTACTGCATCCGGTATGGCCAAAGTAGGTAAAGCATTTGCTCCGACAGATGAAGCCGGTGGAATATCGGAAGCGTCAACCATATTACGAGTACGGGTTAAACTTGCCGCTGAACCGTGTAGATTGTCAGGTGTGTTTGGAGGGAATATTGTATCGCTTATTTTTTTATAGTCTTTTGGGTGTACGCCATCTGAAGATAAATTTTCAGGGTCCAGTGGTCCCATAAAAGAAACGCCAGCTTTTTTGGCAATGTCTGATAATTGGCCATTCACATTCAAATTTTTAAAACTATCGTTAGGGCCAGTACCAACACCTGCAATATGAATACGCGAGGGTGCTATGCCCATGTCTGTAAACGCTTTAATCTGATCCGCAACAATCCCTATACTTTTTGGATCATTTGACACGCCAGTTGATACTATGATGGCGCCAGTGCCGAAGTCAGCGGCTTTCATAGATTGAATTTTTGTTAATATGCGATTTGGTGTTAAGCCGACAGTTGTATCGCCGGGCGCACCGGAAGCAGTGCGAATACCTTCGCCAATTGAATCGCCAATCACAAATGAATTTTTTGGATTACTATTGGCAGGAAGAGGAGGGGAAACACCCTCTGCAAGATTTCGGCCTTCGTAATCGTCGGCCTTTCTTTTGTAATCGTCGTACAAAGTTTCGTAATCAAGACCTAAAAATTGTGCGTTATCTTTGACCAATTGAAAAGATTTATCAGGACGTGTCGGCCCATACGCTTTAATTTTCACCTTAAGGAAGTATTTTTCACCATCGCGTATCGCCGCATCATACTGCGGAGAACCTTCTACAGCTCCCGTATCGTGTAAAGCCTGTTTGACATGGGCATTTACTATATCGTGATGAGCGCTTTCTAAAACAGCATCGTCAAAAGGATGTGCCATAATTTGCTGAGTTGCAGCACTTGCCGTGTCAGAATTGACTTTAGAATACCATTCAGTTGCTTGCTTTGAGGAGTGTGTACCGATTTCACCCAAAGCATAATTGCTGGTGCGGCGCGAGCCGGTTTCAAATGTATAACGTGCAGCATCAGTTGGCATATTTGCACCAAGTGATTGACGTAGAGCTTCTAATTGCTGCTCGACCTGCGGGCGCGCACGCAATGCTGCTTCACCGTTCAAACCGAGGTAGCCAGTATCCGGCATGTCAGTGCCGTCTGGTCCTTTAATCATTTTGTTTGGATCACCATGCAAAATGTGATTGGTTTGCTCTGTATATTTGTTTACCGCATCATCTGCCGATATTTCATTGTGAAGTGAGGCATATTTATTAAGCCCTTCCCCAAGTTTCCCCAAACCTTCTGCAATTTGACCACCAAAAGCATTTGGATTGGCCGCAGGAACACTAATCGGACCGGCTGAAGATGGGCCAATTGGTTCGACTGTAGGCGTGGCATAAGGATCAGAAAGGAAATTTGCCATTTTTAATAAGACCTATGACTGTTAAACTTGGCCACCGCCGGCGAACCCAAAATTAGCTTGTTGAGTTCCAAACAGATAGGAGCCAAGATTAGGTGTATTGACTTGCCCGGGTGCAAATAAACTACCAATACTGGATGCGCCGCTTGCTAAAGAGGAACCCATACTGCCAAAATTACCAATACCGCCAGCCAAACTTCCAGCAGCGCCAAGAATACCACCGAAAATATCGAAAGATGCTTGTGATTCAAGAGCACTGGCCTGATCCAAATAACTTTTTTGCTGCGTGATATATCCATAGGCTTGTTTTTCGGCATTTGATTGAGTTGTTTGAACATTTGTATTTGCATTTTGAGTTGCACCAGCCTCAACATCCTTTACAGACCCAGTATTGACATCAATACCTTTCGCCGCAATACCAGCTTTATATTGTGCAATTTCTTCGCGACTTTTCAGACCTACATTGGTTGCTTGAATAGTACCGGCTTGACTTGTCCATTGTGCATTTTGCTGCGCGACAATCGCATTATTTCGGGCAATTTGAGCTTGATAATCCGCAGCATTGGACGAAGCAATACCGCCCATAATTGAGCTGCCTGCGGAAATCAATGTGCCAAGCATAGCAAAGCCCATGTTATAATCCTATGTGATAGCGCCGAAAAGGTGCATTATTTATACCAAAAGGTTCTGGCTCGTCGAGTTTAAAGCCGCAAGCAATTAAAAAACTGCAAGCGCCACCATACGACGCATCAACATAACCAATTAACTGTGGACGCCATTCTAGCATCTTTTGAACTTGCTGTCGCCCAACTTTAATGAAAGCAATCGGCATTCTAGCAGCTGCAGGCGTAGTCAATAACCAAGGATAACCTGTATGGCCGATATAACTACTGCACAATCCAAACATAAGGGCTAGATCACCATCTACAAAAATTGCATCAGCATATAAACTGTTGCGAAGGCTTTTCCAAATTGCTCGTTTTGGTGTTAATCCGCACACTTCAATTTCACGCCGATCACCATCTCTTAAATTATTGGCCAGTATTACAGCGTGTTCACCTGTTGCTGGTACAATATGTATTCTTGGATCAAGCATGAAGTTCTCGTTCATCGACAATTGGGCTTAAACGGTGCAGCCACTGCCGACAAATATCATTGGCCGTGACCTCCGGCCATACTACGATAAATCTTAATTCACCGTCAATTTCTCTTTCCACCGTCCAAGGTGAATAATGACAAGTTAATTGTGATTCACTCACACCGTTTTTTTCGGCTCGCACCACAACAGCATTTTGACATTCTGCACAACCGGCCATGATATTACCCCACTTGATCGTCTGAATCACCACTTTCCCATGTCGGTGCTAATAGAAGCACATTCATAGGAAGTGGATTTATTTGCTGCACAGCCAAGAAACCGGGACTAGCTTCCCCATCAAGCATATTCCAATCATCATCAATCGGTAGATAACGATCACCAGTGAATAGCGGAATTGCATGGCTGTTGTTTAAGGGAACATCACGTTCTTTAATTTCTTGCAGATTATTCCAAATTGTTTCGGCTTGATACGGTGTCGTCGAAGCTGTAGGTTGATTAGCACCTGCAAAGACTCCGCGACTTTTATCCATACGGACAGTCATACCGGAAATTCTTTTACGTTTTCCTTGAATAGTAGTGTGACCGCCAGCTATATCCAAATGCAGAGTTTGAACTTGTGCAACAAAAGGCAAACCAATTGTTATAGCTGTTGCGGGATTAGGCAATTCTACAGTGCCATTTGTTACGGTCAAACCAGACACGACATTTCCGTCAGCTAAAGCAGTCACTTGCAAACCTTCCAAGTGTTGAAGATTTGTAATTGTTTGTAAAGGAGTTGTTATTGTCCAGTCACCATAAGGAGCGGGTGCTGGCGTGTTATAAGGATCATTTGAAATAGTTAGAGTGATATTTTGTGACATCGTGCAAATGACTTGAAAAGCATTGACGAATGTAATCACAGTTCCGATACCGCCGCTCATACGAATTACCGAGCCGACATCGGCGGAAGTAAATACAGGTTGATCTGCGGTGAAAGTTATGGAACGATCAATCGTCAAACCAACCGCACCACCATGGCCGGTAGGGTCTTGCAATTTTACTTGTATCCGGCTGTAGCTAGAACCGCCGTTCACAACAACGGCACTTGTTATCGAACCGCCAAATGCGCCATTACCGCCGAAATCTGTGTTGAAATCGCTATTAAAATCCGAAGTGACTGAAGTTTGCAGTTTAACAATCGCACCGTGCCCAGATCCTGACGGATCAGTTATGATTAAACTAGGGTTTGAATATCCCGTGCCACCATTGATAACGAATGCAGTCAGGACACTTCCCGAACCGGACGCGGAACTGGCCGATAAATTAGCATTTCGTATGCCTTGTATTGATGCAAGGCCGCAATCAACGCACCACGGATCTTCAGTATTCACCCACAAACGATTATCCATACGCTCGACATAGTAAGCCCATTTTGAATATGCGCGGATATATCTTTTCACTATGAAATAAATGGCGTCGATTGGTGGCTCAACGATAGATACAACAGACTGAAATAAGCCATTCGTATCGTGTCTCGCCCATCCGTTAATTTCTTGCTCTTTGAGATATGTAAGTGACAACGCTTTGCCGTCATCACGCACCGCCCACAAAAGTTTGTAGGGTTCTTTTGCCCAAGCCCATTCTTTAATCTGATGATTTTCAAGAAGGTGACTCGATAAAAAGCTGATGTCTGTACCAGCATAAATCTGTGCAAAGAAATTATACTGCAAAGAAATGACCACAGAACCTAAAGGCTGTAGATGGAGAATGTCGTAATTGATTTTTACAGGCGGCACAGTCTGTGAAAAGCCATTTGATGCTTGTGGCGTTGCACTTTGACTTGCTGGCGTAATGGCGCTTCCGTTTCCGTTTGCACCTGACAACTGCCAAGCGTCCAACCCTGTACCAACGACTAAGCCGCCCGGCATTGGTTGCAGCCATTGAATACCATTGACCTGTAAGCCCCAAGGATTGCCGGAGATCGCATCGCTTGCAATTGGTGGTGATGCTGCGTCCATGTTGGTGTACGCGCCTGTCTGGCTCATCTGATACCCATCTGGGTTATTTAATGAGTTGGCATACACGCGACGCGATTGAAAATATGAAACAACACTCGGATATGTGCCGGTCTGCGGGCCGATTGTCAGTGAAGCAACAGCACCTGCCCCTGAACCACTATCAGTAATAACAAGTGAATCTCCAGCTGTATAATTTTCGCCGGAATTTTGCACAATACAATCAACTACCACACCGCCGACAATGACCGGAGTGATGACCGCGCCAGATCCGGTATTGGTTATAACATTTGCACCAACGGTGGCCTGAGTATAACCTGAACCTTGGCTGGTGATAACCGCATTTAAAATCATCCCGCGAGCAAAAGGATTTACATGAACTGGAGGGGTGCGTGTAAAATCTTGCGTGATGTTTGAATCTACAAATTGGTTGCCAAAAGATGTACCGGCGTAACCAAATACGCTTCCGATTGGAACATCGGTATTGTACGATGAAGGCGCTTTATAAATATTGTAGTATCCTGCGGTATTAACCGGAGACCAGTTAATTGTGATTGAACCGAGATACAATGCAATATCGACAGAGTTCAAAACATACGCAATAGGCGATGCAACACTTTCTTGGCCGGTGATAGAATCAACTGCGGTAACGCAATATGCGTATTTTGTCGGTAATTGCTGACCACTGGTGACTGGCGTTAAAGTCGAAGCAGTGGCGGTGCACGCTGTTGGCGGCAAAATTGATGAAGCATAATTTGTCTGCACAAATACCCAATTATTTGACGAATAACGTGTCAAATCATAAGGCGGATATTCGGTCAAAGTATTTTGATTTACGCAAGTTAAACTCATTACGTCTGCGGATTGCGTAAATTTTAAAAACGGTAAATCTACAGCTGAGTATGGTGTTGTTTGCGTATAAACTTTGGCCGCTGTTCCACCGCCAGTCCAGCCGGACAGGCTTAAACCGTTATAGGAATTTCCAAACATATCAGCAACGGAAACAAGGCAGGATGAACCAACAATGACTGGATTTGTCAGCACGACAAAATATAGATTGTTTAAGGCCAACAATCCGGTCATCCCGGATACATAAAACATATCTCCAGCTTTCCATGTGGAAGCGTTAAGAGGCAATGTCATTCCGAGAGGCCAAGTGCTCGCAATACCCAATATATTTAAAGGTGTTTCAGTGATATACGCGCCTTGTGAAATTACGCGCATATACTGATCGCCAAATTCAAGAGCATAAGACTGTTGAATTGAAAAGCGAAATGGAATTAAACGTGGCGGGAGAGCCGTACCGTTTTGCAAACACGGGCCGACAAATGCAGTTCCGGCGCGCGAGGCCGTACCGCCGCGATAATTTACAAAACTGTTCCGCATGACGGAACAACCGGAATGAAATTTCGCTTGATCAGTTCGACCCCAAAACGCGGGGTTTATTTCACCTGATGCGAATGATGGCCGAGCTGTGGTTTGCGACATTAGAAAACACTGCCTCCCGGCATACTCAAGCTATCCCAGCCGATCAATGCAGATGCGGTATTCATGCCGACTGGACGTGACATGCGAATTTGAATCCAATCTGGTGTGTTATCAACAACACTTGTACCTTCATTACCGTCAGACATTCGAGCTTGCCGAACAAGTTCAGTGGCCAATGCAACAGATTTTGCGGCCAATTGATTGTTGCCGGTGATTGGTTCGCATATCCATGAAGCTAAAAGCGCCACGGCAGCATCAAGAAAATTTGAATCCCATAAATCGGGATCGTCAATGCGCGCGGTGTAAACAAGCTGCGCTTGAGGCACATTCGTCAAAATAACGCGAATTTGATTGCCGTTTGCATCGACATCACTACTCGTTATGAAAGGCGCTTCGACACCGCTATAAGGTGTCATCATAGTGCCGCCTGATGTCGTGAAAGGCACGCTCGATGCGTTTACAGCCGTCACTGGCCAGATTGGAACAATATAGCGAGGCTTCAAGCAATAAGGTTGCGACGGCCAAGCATATTCGTATGCCCAAGGCATAGGCGGAACAGGGGTCACTCCGTTTAAGTTTTCGGGAGTGCCGCGCGCTGCTTTCAGTAAAGTAAGACCGGATTGATAACGAGCGCAGTTCCAATGAGCTGCACGAAAAAGCGCGTCAATACGATTTTGATATTGACGCGACAATATATTAGCGGCTAGCGAACCATCACTAGGGTCGATGCTCGTAACAGTCGCGCGAGCGCGGATCAGATCAAGTGCCTGATTACAAACATCAATTACTGAAGTCACAGCCCACCCCTTAATATTTATCGGAGTCCGTGGTATATCGGCTTTTCATACGATCTTCGTTGCTCATGGATGGCGGTTGTTCGTCCTCATCCTGTTCGACACCGAGATGTGTGATTTGAAGTTCAACACGGCGGCGAAGAGTTTTCTTGCCATCCTCTTCAACTTCATGCTGACTATATGCCGTGACTTTGGCCATTGCGTCAAAGGAGACGATGCTGCCAACTTCACAACTTATATCACCGAGTTTATCAAGCTCATCATCGCACAAAGAAATGCAAAGACCGTAAGGGTAGGTATTAACCACCGGTTCAGTGGTCATACGTTCCTTTTTCTCTTCGACTTCATCTGGCGTTTTGGCCATGTGAACGAAAGATTTCAAGGCTCTTCTCCCTTGGTTCCGATGTCTTTTTCGGAGTGCATGGCTTTGAGTTCTTCACCGTGACGTGCAATCATTTTCTGATGCTCATCAACATGGCGCGCATGAGTGTCAGTTATTTCACCGACATGACGTTCGCCCATTTCTTTATGCTCGCGGGAGTGACGATCAGCCACTTCACCCCAAGTTGCATCATGGCCAGCCGAAGGACCGGGATCTGGATGTGGGCCTTCACCATTCATTGCAGGTTTTCCGGCAGTTTCTTTGGCGCGATCTTCGGCAGCACCAATGACTTTTGAGGCCGTACCCTTGGTGTTGGAAGGATGTTTGTAACGATCTTCACCAGCCATAATATCAATCCTTTTTACCGTATCGGTCTTTCATACGCTGTTCGTTCGATTTTGGGAAGGTTTTTCCCTTATCAGCTTCAGCGAAATCTTTACCTACAGACTGTTTGATACCGACTTTTTTGGCGAAACTCTTATTGTGAGCGACCGCCTCCATAAGCCGATGTTGTTTTCCGCTGACTGAAGGCATATCAACCTCCGTATCTGCCGGCCATACGAGCCTGATCGGTCATACCGGGACCGGCAGGAGCGCCAGCAGGCATAGGAGCACCAGCAGGGGCACCACCATCAGCGCCGCCAGCAGCATTCTGCGCCTGAGCCTGAGCAGCCATAGCTGCGGCGTCTTTGGCAGCCTTGGCGGCTGCCGCTTTCTTTTTGCCGTATCGCTCAACAGCTTTGTCGCGCTTGGCCATTTCATTCTCCCGAATACGAGCCGTTTGACTCAGTTCATTGCGTTCACTTCGAAAAAGTTGAGCAGAATATCGGAAGTTGCGGTTGCTGCGTTGCCAGTGACAGCAATCAGGATCGCGCCGCTTTCTACAGCGGTGGTCGCCAAAGGCAAACCCATGCCGCCATGTGTGGTGCCGACAATGGTTGCGGTTTCCTGTGCATACTGAGTGTTGGAGCCAGCCGCACCATATTTGAAAATGTTAGTTGCAAGCTGCCAGCCAACATTGTTACCGGTAGATACACCGGTGGTTGCAACAGTCGTGCCACCAGCACCAACTGTACTACCAACAACAGCCGTTGCAGGGTTAAAAATAATCTTGGCTGTTTTGTTGTTATTGGTAGCCGCGAATGCGCCGACCGCAGTTAGGGATAGGCCGCGACCAGCAATGTCAAACGCGCTGGCGGGCAGAGCGTAAACGGCCAAAACCACATCACTACCTGTTGCGGCAGGGGATACGCCTGTGCCAGATACGAAACGGTATAGATTACCTTCTTCCAAGAAATAGCCGGTGCTTGAACCGAACTGAGTCTGCGTGCCTGAAGTCAGACCAGCCGCAGCGCCAGCCTGAACGAGACCCTGAACAGATGTGATTTCGGAGACAGCCGCAGGCTGACCATTAGGCTGAAGGCCAACTACATAGAGAATTTCGGAGCCTGAGAGTGCCATTTTACACCTATCTTCTGATTAGAATTAAATAAGAACGCCTATACCGCTTTGACGGCCAAGAAGTTCGGATCGGCTCGTCGCAATTGCGGGTGCCGCTTTATTTGCGGCAGAAACCGGATCTGCGCGGAGTTTTGTTTTGGCTGGCGTCTTAAAAGACGACTGGCCGGAAATGCGAGTGTTTGACATGACGGGAACATTACCAATTCGCTGTGGCGATTTAAGGTTATCCAATTCCGGCATATCACGAGGCAGAATGCCTTGTTTCTGATATTGAAGTTCAAGAGCGCGTTGAAGAATTTTGCCCTGATATTCGGCCAATGATTGTGCGTCATCACCTTCTTTAGGACGCATCTGCATTGCAGCTTCAATGATATTTTCGAATGCTGGTGTTTTTTGAGCCGAAGGCAAAGTACGAAGCCAAGCACGCATACAGCGTTCGGCAGCTGCGTTTTTTGGTTCCATAAATTCATTCGGCGGAATTAGACCGCCAGTAACATCTTCAAAACGTGCGCCTTCAGGATAATAAATATCGTCAGGCGACATAAATGCAGCAAGCAGTTCATAAATCGGATTTTCAGACTCCGATTCAATTTCAGCATGACCCTGAAGCGCGCGAAGTTGCTCGCTCAGATATTTCACTTGAGCTTGAAGATCAGAAAAATCTTCTGTGACAGCGTTTGACATAAATTTACCCTTGTGATGATAAGGCCGCTGTGACAATCACAGCGGCCAGAGTTGATATTAAGCGCCGACCGTAAAGTTGCCAGCGTAAGCAGGCCCGGTCTGGAAGTCTGGACGCTCGGAAACCATACCAGCAAACGAGATCGTACCAGCGGTGAAAGTACCCACTGGGATGTAAGCCAACTGCAAGAAACGATACAGTTTCTGACCAGCTGCGCGACGTGGAATGTCGGGCAGAGGGATGTAGGAGTTGGATGCGGTCAGGTTTGCCAGAGGAATAGCACCGGTTTCAGCAATGGTCTGGAAAGTCAGGCCAGAGAAGTTGCCCGAACCCTGCGTATCCACAGCGGCCTGAATAGCGATGTTCAGCGAAGTACCACCTGCAAAGGCTGTACCGATTGCTGCGTACATCATCAAGCGCTTTGGACCAACGCCGAGATCCTCGCCATAATATGTCGCATTGCCGTCATTGATAGGCGATGTGGCATAAGTAGAACCGGTATTCATCAAACCTGTTGCCAGATCATAGATGCCGGTCGAAATGACGGTCGAGCTGGTGATGGCCTGAGCCGAACCAGTATTACCGCCAGTGAAGATAAGATTGATGTCTGTCTGAGCCATGTCAAATTTCCTTTTGTCCTAGAAGGGAAAGTGTCTCACCGTTAGGTGAGACGGCTTTCCGTATTAAGGAGCGAGTCAACGATCCGGATTGGAACGCCACGGAAATCGACGATAGGCATACCTTCGTATTCGCGTGGGGTGAGCAGCACGTTTTTATCACGAATTGCCTGAATGTCCATGTACTGACGAACAGTACGATTGACATACCAAGCTGGACGCATGGCCGGTGCTGGCTGGTTAGGAGCATCAACTTTGGTGATGCCGGAGATACGACGACCAGCGGTCGGAAGGCGTACAACAGCCTTTGACATCAGGGCGAAAATATCAGGTGGGGTTGTGCCAGCAAGGCCAGCGGTCGTGGTATCGAGGTTGGCGATACGAACGAAATACTGCCAGTTCTTGATGTGCAGACCGCATTTCCACATGAACAGCGAGGTGTAAGCCTCAAATTCACGCTGGTTGGCGTCGAAGCCCGGACGAATGTCGCCCTTATCTTCAAACACCAGACCTGCTTTGGAACCTTTGGGATAGAAGCCGAAACCGGTCTGTTCACCCCAGCAAGCCAGCCAAATCGAAGCGTTAGAAGAGCCAGTACCACCACCGTCGAGAACGTTTACGGCGTTCTGTGCGTTTGCAGTCGAAACGGTGTTGAAACGAGGAGCAAGGCCAGTGAACTGAGCCTGTGTCACAAGTTCGTTGCCGTAGAAGAAGGTTGTGGACATCTGCTGAGACAAACCTTCGAGATGGGCATTATCTTCCGTCAGGCGCAGAGCTGCAACGTTGCCTTCGAGTTCGGCCAGCGAGCGGTCGATACGGGAATAGGCTACGAGTTCGCCAATCGAGTCAGTAACCTGTGCGGTCGTCGATTTGGTGAATGCAACACCCTGATAGAAGTTGCGCCATGTACCCTGTGGCAAGCCGGTACGAATTGTACCAGTGTGACCGAGGGTCTGGTTGCCTTCGCGCCAAAGCATGTCGTCGAAGATTTCATTGCACTGGGCGAGCATCTCTGCGATGTCGTCGATGCTACCATCACGACCAACGCGGCGACCCCAGTCTGCCAAAGTTA